ACAACCTCATTTAAGCTCATTTAAGAGCCTTTTATTACCTCATCTATATCTACATACCTATATTTAAATATCTTTTGTTAAACATAGCTTAAAACGATTCAGAATATATTATTTTAATGTAATTATATATGTAATTAACGTAAATCGGAGATGGCTGAGGTAAGTAGCCCACTCTTATGATTTCATTACAAAAACGAATTATTCTAAAACTCATATTCTAAAAATATAAATATAATTGTAAAACGAGTTGAGTATTTAAAAGGTGTATTGATGGAGTTTTATTCGCCCTCCTCTTTATATATGTTACTTTAAATGTTGTTAGCTAAACAACTTGTTAGCAGCTGTACTCGTTGAGTTGAATGATACTAGGGCGTCTACGAAAATAACAAAGGGATTAGTATCGCAATTCTCAAGGAGATTTAGGTTACCTGAACCAATAGGAGTTTATGCCTAAAGTGTAGCAACTTATACAGATTTGCAACTGTCTATATAGATAACGATATTTTTTATTTTTGTTTTTTTATACTGTTAAAACAAAAAGTAGTGGATTTCGTTATCATAGTATGGTAAAAGAATATAAGTTAGAAGTACCTACTAAGTTAGAAGGTATAACATTAAGACAGTATCAGGATTATCTAAAGGTATTAGATAAATGGGATAAGGAAGATGAGGTGTATATTAAGACAAAGATGTTACAGATATTTTGTAACCTAGATATAGAAGATACTTTTAAAGTACCTATAAACAACTTTGATTTTGCTATTGATACAGTAAATAGATGTTTTGATGAAAAGACACCTTTAATCAACAGATTTGAGATGTCTGCTAAAGATGAGTATGGAGATGAGACTATTGTTGAGTTTGGTTTTATACCAAAGTTAGATGAGATGTCATTTGGAGAATTTATTGATTTAGATAATAATATATCTGATTGGCAGAAGATGCATAAAGCAATGGCTGTCTTATTCAGACCTGTTATCTTTAAGAAGAAGGAGTTTTATAGGGTGATGGATTATGAAGGGAGTCATAAGTACTCAGATGTAATGTTAGATATGCCAGTTAATGTAGCGATAGGGGCGATGGTTTTTTTTTATCGTTTAGGGAGAAAATTACCGAGTTATACGGTGGATTATTTAGTGAAGGTATTGAAGAAACAGGGAGTTCCACCTCAGCTCAAGCGAACTTTGGACAAAAGTGGGGTTGGTATCAATCAATATTTACAATCGCTAAAGAAGATGCAGCTAGAATTGACGAAGCTACAAGACTTCCAATACATACCTGTTTGATGTATTTGGAATATATAAAGGATAAAACAAATTTAGAGAATGCTTTAATAAAAAGGGCACATAAAAAATAGATATGACACAAGTATATGACTTATTAGACAAGTTAAAGGACGAATTAAGATTAAATAAGCACGTTAATAGTGTTAGTTTCGGAGATATTACTGAAGTTAACCTAAATAAGACAGATATATTCCCTTTAACGCACTTAAACATCTCAAATGCTGTAATAAGCTCAAATACTATCACTTTTACACTTCAAGTACTATGTGCAGACATATTAGACTACAATAAACAGGATTATAGCTATGATTTATTCTATGGCAACGATAATTTACAAGATATAATGAATACACAGTTGCAAGTAGTCAATTTAGTGTACTCTAAGCTAAAAAGAGGTACTTTAAGAACAGAATTACTACAAGTAGACGATAATATCTCTGTTCAGCCATTTAAAGACAGATTTGAGAATGAATTAGTAGGATGGGGAGCTGATATAGACATAATAATGAGAAATGATATAAGTATCTGCTAATGGACACTAGTTTTATAACAATAGCACTTAAAAGACTAGGCGACCAAGTTGTAGATAGACTTCAGCAGCAGTTAGATACAGATGATACTGTAGCTAGCGGTAATTTATCAAGGAGTATTAAGTCACAAGCTGTAGGTAACGCTTTAACAGTTACTATGGCTGGTTATGGTGGAGCTATAGATGAAGGTATTCGTAAAGGAGGTAGACCAGCTAACGGATACAGAATAAAAGAGTGGTTAAAAGTCAAAGGTATACGTCTTAGAGACAATACTACTGGCAGATACCTTAAACAGACAGACTATAATTACAATAAGATAGCTTTTCTTATTAGTAGAAGTATAGCTAGAGATGGAATAATAAAAAGATTCGGATATAAAGGAAGTAATTTTATAGACAGAGCAATAAACAACACATTAGACGAATTTGATGATGCTATATTAGAAGCATTTAATAAGGAGCTAACAAAAGAATTTGATAAAATAAAAACAAATGGCTAAAATAAACGTAAGAAGTCCATACTTTGTCCAAGTGGGAATAGTAGGTCTAACAAGTGCTACATTAGAGATGTTAATATACACAGGTGTAGCAAATACATCTTGGCAAGGCAGTCCACAATATACTCTAAGCACAACAGGAACTACTGGTAAGATAAACTTTGAAATAAGTGAACTTATAAGAGATTATATACCAGCAGCTTTTGATGGCGTATATCCAAGTGTTGGTGGCTCTTCTACAGATAGAACAACAGTTTATGTAGATTATAAAATAACAGGGTTTGTAGGAACAACAGCTCAAACACCAATTTATGCTTTTGGATTAAGAGCGTTTTATGGATATGGTTACTTTGAAGATGGCTCAAACCCTGAGTTTGTTCAAGGTTACTTACAATCTAATAATGTTATACTGAAAAAAGATGATGCTCCTATAAGAATACCAGTAGATAATGAAAACACTAACTCAGTAGCTTTCTTTTATCAAGGGCAACAAGTATATTCTTGGCTTCCTTCTACTGGTCTTAATATACAAGACCAAATTATTTATGTAAGCAACGGAGTTAATGGAGCAGATAGCTTTGAAGAAAGAGTAGAGTTAGCTGGAGGTACATTTGAGGATAATTCTTGTATTGACCAATTTGAAGAGGACTTTGAGTTACACCCTGTAGATACAGTTTATGTATCAGCAGCAGATGGCTTAACAATAATTAAGGTAGACAACATAGAAGAGTGTAAATATACTCCTTACAAGGTCACGTTTATTAATAAGTTCGGTGCTTATCAAGATATATGGTTCTTTAAGAGAAGTAATCTTAGTATGACTAAAAAAGATGAGATGTTTAAGTCTAACTTAATGGGTACTGCTGGTTCTATGGGTTATGCAACTAATAGGCATCAATATAGTACTTTTCACGTTAATGCTAAAGAAACTTTAAGTTTAAATACAGGATTCTATCCAGAATCTTACAATGAAGTATTTAGACAGATGTCTTTAAGCGACAAAATATGGATAGAGTACAATGAAAAGACTCTACCAGTTAGATTAACCTCATCTAACCTATCATTCAAGACTAGATTAGATGATAAGCTAATAAATTACACAATAGAACTAGAATTTGCATTTGATAAGATAAACAACGTAAGATAATATGCGTAGAGAAGTAGAAATATACATAAATACAGCAGGATTTGGCGAAACTGTAACTTATAAGCGATTAGACATCTTTTCAGAAGAATCTATCAACATAACTAACTCAATACAGGATATTAGAGACATAGCTAAGGTATTTACTGACTTTACACAACAATTTAGCTTACCTGCTAGTTCTCCTAACAACTTAATCTTTAAACATTACTATAATTTTGATATAGATGGTGGTTATGATGCTAGAGTAAAGAAAGAAGCTTTAATAAAGATAAATGGAGAAGATTATAAGAAAGGATTCCTTAGTTTAAATAGCGTAAGCATGAAAAACGGAGTTGCTTTTGCTTATAAGGCTGTATTTTATGGTAAAACAGTAAATCTTAACTTACTTTTTGGCGATGATGAGTTAGATAACTTAGCTGTAGATAATACTTCTTATTTATCTAAATTTAATCAAACATATACTACTTCTAACGTAGAAACAGGATTTTCTGATGGATTTAATTTAGTTAATAACACTTTAGTATCTAATGGCTCTAGTACAACAGCAGGAGACTTATGTTATCCTTTTATAAGTGGTAAAAGTCATTATTATTGGGATTCAACTCACGACAATGGACCTGAGTTAAGAGAAGAGGTTGTTTCAAGAAATGTAAGGCATCATAACAGTTCTACCTCTCATCCTACTGGACTATCTATGATAGACTTAAAACCAGCGATTAGATTATATCACATAATATTAGGTATAGAAGACAGATATGGTATTACATTCTCTAAAAACGGAACAAACGACTTCTTTAGTACGTCTAATGCTTCATTCTATGAGTTATATCTATGGTTGCATAGAGAAAAAGGAGATTTATCTTCACAAATAGCAATAAGTGAAAGAAAACTTGATTTAGATGATTATTTATTTATAAATACAACTCCTACTGGTCAAAACGACCCTAGAAGTAATTCTAATAAAGACTTAGTTACTTCTATTGTAGTTGACGGACCTGATATTACAGAAATTTATTATAATTATCAAATACAAGTAACTCCTACTGGAACAGGGCTATATACTTTAGAATTATTTGATGGAGAGTCAGGAGAAATAATAGGAACTTCAGAGCATTCTGGAGGAGGAGCTGTTACTAGAAGTTATACGATAAGAAAGGAACTTGGAAGCGGCGAAGGAACACAAACTTTTACCCCTATATTTAAAGTAAGAACACAAGGAGGTATAACTCAAATAGCTGTAAATAGTTTTAATATAGTATACAATGAGGTAGATAACTCAGGTGGTTCTGCTGGTTATACTGCTAACTATACATACAATGGAGGTAACGCTATAGGAGTTTCTTCAGGTATAAATATAGTAGATAATATGCCTAAGATGAAAGTTATAGACTTTTTAACATCTATATTTAAGATGTTTAATCTAACAGCTTTTTATGATGGAGAAACAATTAAAGTGAGAACATTAGATAAGTTTTATCAAGAAGGTACAAGTCACGATGTAAGTCAATATATACACGCTGACAAACATACTGTAGATAAAGCAAATATATACTCTAAGATAGATTTTGAGTATCAAGACGCATCTACTTTTGCTATAGTCAATAGTAATGAAATAACTAATGATGAATTTGGTAATGAAAGACTTAGTAACAGGTCTAATGCTATAAGCAACCCTTTAGCATTTGATGGAGGAACGTATTCTGTTAAGTTAGGATTTGAACATCTTATGTATGAGAGAATGACTGACCAAAATGATGACACAGACAGAACTACTGTACAATGGGGATGGATGGTCAGTAAAGATGAGAATCCAATACTTGGAAAACCTCTAGTTTTTTATTGTAGAAAACAAGACACTTCTAATTATGTTATATTTAGTACAGATGGTTCTGATTTTGACCAATATATAAGACCAGCAAATACCTTAACAACAAGTGCGTCTACTAATTTACAGTCAATTCATTTTGGGGAAGAAGGAGATGAGTTCTTTGTAGATAATATAAATACAGAAAGTCTGTTTAACAATTACTACTTTAACTATATAGTGCCTATATACAATGAAAAGTCAAGATTATCTAAGTTTGAAGCTACATTACCTTTAAGATTAGTTACT